GCCCACAGCATGACCTTGCTTGGGTTGACGAACTTGCCAAGTTCCGTAACGCTGAAGACATGTGGTCCAACCTTATGTTCGGCTTGCGCTTGGGTCAGCGACCCCGGGTGTGCGTCACGACTACGCCAAAGCCCATTCCGATTGTACGTCGGCTTATTGCGGACGAGCGAGTCTTCGTGACCACGGGCACCACGCACGAGAACTTCAACAACCTCGCCCCGTCCTTTCGCGACGAGATCGTGTCGCAGTACGAGGGCACGCGCATCGGGCGGCAGGAGCTGTACGCCGAGGTCATCGACCCCGAGGACTACGGCATTGTCAAGCGTTCGTGGTTTCGCCTGTGGGACGCGCAAAAGCCCTTCCCGGACTTTTTGTACGTCATCCAGTCCTACGACTGCGCGTACACCGACAAGACGCAAAACGACCCCACGGCGTGCACCGTGTGGGGTGTGTTCAGGCCGAACGACGATTCGCCCATGTGCGTGATGCTCATCGACGCGTGGGAGGACCACCTCGCGTATCCGGACCTGCGCCCCAAGATAATCGAAGAGTACGGCTCGATCTACGGCGAACCGGGCAAAAAGGTCGATATGGTGCTGGTCGAGGACAAAGCCTCGGGCATCTCGATCATCCAGGATTTGCAGCGTGCCGGTATTCCGGTTCGCGCCTACAACCCCGGACGTGCCGACAAGACCCAGCGTCTGCACCTCGTGGCCAACATCATCGCCCACGGTCGCGTCTACATCCCCGAGTCTGTCGTGCATAAAGGCCAGCCCCGCGATTGGGCAGAGCCCCTTGTCGCGCAGGTGTGCTCCTTCCCTGAGGCTGAGCACGACGACCTGACCGACACGCTGTCGCAAGCGCTGCGACTGCTCAAAGACATGGGCTTCCTCAACATCGACCCAGTCGCCCCCGACACCGAGTACGTGGACGACGAGTACCGCCAGAAAGGCAACCCGTATGCCCAGTAATCTACTCGACGAATTCCTGCAGAGCGTTGACCCGATTGACGCCGCCACGCTGTTCGCTGGTGTACGCAGTGCTGTACCGCTGGGCATGATGTTCCGCTCCGGCGAGCTGAATGCCGGGGAAGACGCGGAGCTGGCCCGCCGCCGTGGTCCCACACCCCCGCCCGCACCACGCCAACGTACATTCGAGGACGAGCAGCGCGAGTTCGAGGCGCAGTTTCCCGATCCCGCTGTGCGTCGTGCCGTGCTGGCCGAGCTGATCGCGCAGCGCACGCAACCGTACCACCCGGCGACCGCCACGCGGCGCAAGGACTTCGAGGCAGCACCCGAGGGCGCACGGCAAAGCGTACAGGCAGCGCCACGCAAAAAAATGGCGACTGGCGGCACAGTGCAGAACTTCAACAAGGGCGGCAGAGCCCTGAAGACGCTCGACCAAATGGCAGCGGAGCTGGCGAGCAAGAGCGCGAAGCCCGCAGCAAATGCGAGGCCACTGCCCAAGGCGATGCCGTCGGGTCTCTCCGTTGACAAGCTGGCGCAGTCGCTCGGTGTGAAAGTCGATGACGCGCCGAACGTGCTCCCGCCTAAGCAGAGGGACAAGAATCTCGCGAAATTCGTCAAGCCCAGTGCCGTGCAGCAGCGTGTGTTCCACGGCAGCAACGTGCCCGAGGGCATCGTGGAGGACAAGCAGTTTGCGCATTACGGTCCGGGCAGCAGCGAGATTCACTGGTTCTCGGAAAGCCCCGAGCACGCCAACGAGTACACGACCAAGTACCTCGAAAGCGAAGGCGACCAAGGCGCTATCTTCCCCGCCAATTTACGCATTACGAATCCGGTCGATCTACCGTTCAATATGAACCAGCGTGCCGACAGGGCCTTCAAGGATCACATCCGGAAGATGGGCATTTACCCCTCCGAGATCGAGGAGTGGGCGGAGCTGAACGATTTGTCCAAGCCCTCCAAGGTGTGGCAATTCGTCAACACGCCCGTGTTCCGCGAGATCGCCCAGCGTCGTGGTTTCGATGGCGTCAAGGCACAAGAGCGCGATTTCACCACGTGGGGCGCGTTCGAGCCTACGCAAATCAAGTCGCAGTTCAATCGCGGCACGTACGACGTGCAAGATCCAGATCCGGGGTTCAACAAGGGCGGCAGTGTCAAAAAGACGCTAGACCAGATGCAAGCGGAGCTGTTCAAGAAGGGCACGAAGGTAGCCGACAAGCCCGATTTGTCGCGTCGTTCGTTCTTTGGTCTGGGAGCGCAGCCGTCCTTCCCGCTGGCCAACATCGATACCAAGGCGCTGGAGAAAATGCAGCAGGAGCTGAAGGGCGCACCATCGATCACCGAGAAGTCCGTGACCGTGGACCCCGGCAAAGGCGGCGTGAGCGAGACGATCAAGTCGGTGGCCGCGACCCCGATGTCCCGCCGCTCGGTGCTGCAGACGGCAGCGGGTCAGGTCATGCGGGGTGCGTTGCCCGATATGACCGGTCTCGGCGCACTTGGCGATGTGGCCAAAGCAGCTGAGTCTGTAGCACCCGCCGTTGCGTCGAATCTCACAAAGGCCGACATCCCAGGGCTGGTGGCACTGGCCATCAAAAATGGTATGACCAGCGAGGAAGCCGTCCAGTTCGTGTCCTCGAAATTCGCTAAACCGCCCAAATTCGGCGGGATTTTGGCACGAGGCGAAGATCCTGCGGAGTACTTGACCCAGCACATCGAGAACCTGTACGACACATTCTCCGAGCCGTGGATCAACTACAATCCCGACGCGGTAGGTGCGGTGCGCCCGGGCAAAGCGTTTCAGGAGCTGATCGGCAGAGAAGATGAGCGTCTTAAGCCGCTTGCCCTCAAGCCCATCATGCGGGGTTTGCAGCAAGCGGACCCACAAAAATACAGCGATTTGGTCAAGGCGGCAAAGGACCGGTCCATGGCCTCCGTCGAGACTTTGCTCTCCTATCCCGACGTCGATCCCTCTGTGATCGAAAGGTGGATGAAAGGCGAACTCCGGTCACTCCCGCCATCGTATCGCGATAAGCTGGGGTATGGCGACGACTTTTAAGCCGTGTTACAATATAGCACCACAAGGATAAAGACCCATGGCAATAGAATTCCCGCAAGACCCGATGCAAGAGCAGATGGGAGCAGCACCCGGTCCGGAGGACGAGGAAGGTCTGCTCGTTAATCTTGACGACGAATTCGCCGAGGTCGAAGAGCAGCCGGACGGCTCCGCTATCGTCCGCATGGACGAGTTCAAGGGTCCCGAGGAGGACCAAGACTTCTACGGCAACATGGCTGACGAGCTACCCGAGTGGGAGCTGTCCAAGATCGCGCTCAAGTACCTCGAACTGATCGAGAACGACAAAGAGTACGAGGAAGGCCTCAAGCGCACGGGTATGGGCAACGACGCCCCCGGTGGCGCGATGTTCCAAGGTGCGTCCCGCGTGGTGCACCCGGTCATGGCCGAGGCGTGTATTGATTTCGAGTCGCGAGCAATCAAAGAGCTGTTCCCGCCGGATGGCCCAGTGCGCACGAACATCATCGGCGACGTGGACGACGAAGACGAGAAGCGGGCCGAGCGCAAGCGCGACTTCATGAATTGGCAGCTCACCGAACAGATCCAGGAGTTCCGCGACGAGCAGGAGCAAATGCTCACGCAGCTGCCACTGGGCGGCTCGCAGTTCCTGAAGCTCTGGTACGACGAGCGCAAGAAGCGCCCCTGTGCCGAGTTCGTGTCGATCGACAACATCATCCTGCCTTTCTCCGCCGCTAACTTCTACACCGCGCAGCGCGTGACTGAAGTGCAGGACATCACGCAGCAGGAATTCGAGTCGCGCATGTCTTCGGGCTTGTACCGCGACATTTCGATCGTCCGTGCCTCGATGGAGCCCACACCGACCGGCCCCGAGAAGGCGAACGACAAGATCGAAGGTCGCCAAGCGCAGGACAACATCGACGGGACGCGGCGCGTGTACGTGGTGTACGCGTTCATGGAGTGGGAAGACGACACGCACTCGAAAGGCGAGCTGGCCCCGTACATCATGATGATCGACGAGGAGAACACCGAGATCGTCGGCCTGTACCGCAACTGGGAGCAGGGCGACGTGACGATGGCCAAGCTCGACCACCTGATCGAGTTTAAGTTCATCCCGTGGCGTGGCGCGTACGCGATCGGTCTGCCGCACCTCATCGGCGGTCTTTCCGCTGCGATCACTGGTGGCCTCCGCGCATTGCTCGACACCGCGCACATCAACAACGCCGCGACGATGCTCAAGCTCAAGGGCGCGAAGATCTCGGGCCAGTCGCAGAACGTCGAAGTGACGCAGGTCACCGAGATCGAGGGCGCACCGGGCGTGGACGACATTCGCAAGATCGCGATGCCGATGCCCTTCAACCCGCCGAGCGAAACGCTGTTCAAGCTGGTCGGTTTCCTGACCGACGCCGCCAAGGGTGTGGTGACCACCTCCGAGGAGAAGATCAAAGACGCGGGCAACAACATGCCGGTCGGCACCGCGCAAGCGCTGATCGAGCAAGGCTCGAAGGTGTTCTCCGCGATCCACGCCCGTTTGCACGATTCGCAGTCGCGAGTGCTCAAGGTCCTGCAGCGCATCAACCGTTGGTATCTCGACGAGATGCACAAGGGCGACATGATCCAAGAGCTGGATATCAAGCGCGAGGACTTCAACCGCAATTCCGACGTGATCCCAGTGTCGGACCCGCACATATTCTCGGAGACTCAGCGCATGGCGCAGACCCAAGCGGTCATGGCGCTGATGGACAAGCACCCGGACCTGTTCGACCGTCGTGCCGTCGTGCAACGGGCACTCAAGCAGATGAAGGTGCCGAACATCACCGAGCTGATGCCCGCGACCGCCGAGCCGATGGAGATCAACGCAGCCGAAGAGAACGCCGCGATGGCGATTGGTCGCGCAGCATTCGCGTACCCACACCAGAACCAGCTGGCGCACATTCAGGCGCATTTGGACTTCGCATTGAACCCGATGCTGGGCGGCAACCCGATCATCGCCCGCCAGTTCCTGCCGAACGCGCTGGAGCACCTCAAGCAGCACCTAATGCTGTGGTATCTCGGCCACATGAACGGCTACGTCGAAGAGTCGCTGGGCAAGCCAGTGACCGACTACGACATCGCGGGTATCACCGGAGACATCGACAAACTGTACGCGCTGGCGTCGCAGCACACGATGATGGACGTGAAAGAGGGCTTCACGAAGGTGATGCCAGCGATCCAGCAGATGGTGAAGATGCTCGAACAGTTCAAGCCGCAGCCGCAGATGGACGGAGCGGACAAGGTGATTCTCGAAACGTCGATGGCCGAGACCGAGCGTCGCAAGATGAAGGA